GATAAGTGCAAAAATAAAAATTTCTTACCATTTGATTTTTATCTACCAGATCATAATGTGTGTATAGAATATGATGGGTTACAACATTATGAACCAATAGAATTTTTTGGTGGAATTGATAGTTTAAAAAAATATCAAAAAAATGATAAAATAAAAAATGAATATTGTAAAAAAAATAATATTCATTTAATAAGAATTAAATATGATGAAAATATAAATGAAAAAATTCACAATTTGTTAGTAAAGGAACTTATTTCATAATCAATTGATAATAAAATATTAAAAATCCCCATTTTTATAATGACATACTAAATATTGTGGCATTTCTTCTAATTTTTTAAATGATAATCCTAATGAATTAAGTTTAAAAACGAATATGAAATCGTGACCATACCCATCTGACCATTTTAGATATTTACCATTTTTTAATAATTTTGGATTTTTGTGACTAATAGAAGAAGTCCCAATACTTGCCCATCTTGTTTCCACTTTTCTTATATGTAATTTAGTAAATTCTTTATTTAAAACCATATAATCATTATAATATACCCAATCATCTTTATCTAAATCAAATTGTTTTGATATTATTTCTAAATGTCTTTTACCAAATGCATCATCACTATCCAGATATGTAACAATATCTCCAGATATAAAATCAAATGCAACATTTCTCATGTTTCCAGAATAAAGATTTTGTTTATTTAATTTAATTAATTTTACATCATTTAAATCTTTAAAATTTTCTTCAAATAATTTATTAGTTATATTACAACCATCTGAAATTATAATTAGTTCTTTATTTTCATATGTTTGATTTAAAAAACTTTTAACAGCTCTTTTAAATTTTATTTCTCTATTTGATGCTGAACCTGGATAATTACCCAAATAACTAGCCATAATAACGCTAATTTTCATAAAATATTTTTTATTATTTTTATAATAATAAAATGATTTTGTTTATTAAAAAATAATATTATATTTTTTTGATATTTCTGAATATTTAGTTGAACTACTATTTAATACATTTATTGAAAAATCATCATTTATTATTTTATTTATTATTTCTGGATCTGTAATTTTAAATAAAGTGTTACCATTTTCATATCTATAATTTTTATATAATATTAAATGTCTATTAATTGGATCAGTTTCAGATAAATAAAAAACCATAGTATTTTCGAATTGGAGTATATATAAATCTGGTTTATCAGGTTCTTCTTCATCTAACCAATCCCATTCTATGTTTTCAAATAATTTTATATATTTCATGGAAATATATATAAAAATTAAATTATATAAAAATTTAAAAAATAATATTATATTCTTTTGATATTTCTGAATATTTAGTTGAATTATTATTTAATACATTTATTGAAAAATCATCATTTATTATTTTATTTATTATTTCTGTATTTTTAATTCTAAACAAACTACCATCATTTTTGTAATTATAATTTTTATATAATATTAAATTTGTATTAATTGGGTCAGTTTCAGATAAATAAAAAATCATACCATTTCCATATTGAAGTAAATATAAATCTGGTTTATCTGGATATTCTTGATCTATCCAATCCCATTCTATATTTTCAAATGTTTTTATATATTTCATAAACCTATATATTAAAAAAATAAGATTAATTCTATACTGATACTTCCATTTTTATATTAGAATTAGATTGATAATTTATAATTTTAATATCATCATATCTGAAATCATATATTGATTTAATATTTTTATTTAAAACTAAATTGGGAAGTGGAAAACTTTCTTTTTTTAATATTTCTTTCATCTGTTCAATATGATTATTATAGATATGAATATCACCACCTGTCCATATAAATTCATAAGGTATCATATTTGTAATTTGAGCCATCATATGTAATAATAAAGAATATTCAGCAATATTAAAAGGAAGACCTAATCCCGAATCGACTGATCTTTGATAAAGTTGTAAGGATAAATATCTATCTGGAAATTTATACTTTTTCATTAATTCTATCGGATTTCCATTTATATCATAATTATTTTCTTTTGCCCATTTTTTAAATACTTCAAATTTTTGATCATCAGGAATTTTTACTGTATAAAATTGGAACATCATGTGACATGGTGGAAGTAAAGTTTCTTCCAATCTCATTGGATTCCATGCATCAACTATCATTCTTCGACTGTCTGGATTTTTCTTTAATGTTTCAATTACTTGATCAATTTGATTTATACCATCTAATTTTATAACTTTTTGTTTAGTATGTCTTATTACATCGTTATCATTTTCAGTTAATTTATTATCTAATATTTCAACCATTTTTATTGATCCGTGGTTTAACCATTGCTCCCCATATCCTGGTCCAATAGAACCATATTCTAAAGCGAATTTATCATCATCTTTAATTTTTTCTTCAAATTCTTTTATATTTAAAATATTATTATTACCTGAATATTTCATTCTTTTTTTATATTCTTCATAAGGCCACTCATTCCAGAACGTAACTCCCATATCATTTAAATAACGAATATTTGTATTTCCAAATTTATTATATTTTTCATCATAAGATGATAAAAACCATAACATTTCATGAATTACAGATTTAGTGTGAATTTTTCTAAGTGTTAAAAGTGGGAAACCTTCATCCATTTTAAATCTCATTTGATGACCAAAAATAGATATAGTTCCAGTCCCAGTTCTATCAGATTTTCTTGTACCTTCATTTAAAATTTTTTCTATAAGTTCTTTGTATTGTTTATCTAAATTATTCATCAATATTATTTTTTTTTAATATATATGATAAACTAAAAATAAAGTTTAATTTGAAAAAATTAGATAATAATAGAATAATTAATGATTTTATGAAAATTCATGGTAATAAATATGATTATTCTTTAGTTAAATATATTGGTAATTTGATTAAAGTTAAAATTATATGCCCAAAACATGGAATTTTTGAACAAATGCCTAAAAATCATAAAAGAGGTCAAGGTTGTCCAAGATGCTCAAATGTTAATAATAAAGAAGATTTTATTAAAAAATCAATAATTATTCACAATGATAAATATGATTATTCTTTAGTAGATTACATGAATAGTAAAACTAAAGTTAAAATTATATGTAATATTCATGGTATTTTTGAACAAAATCCTAATGATCATTTATCTGGTTATGGATGTACAAAATGTGGAATTAATAAAAGAACAAAAATAAACACATTAGATAAAAAAGAATTTATAAGAAAATCTATAAAAATTCATAAAAATGATTATAATTATTCTATGGTTGATTATAAAAAATCTACTGAAAAAGTTAAAATTATTTGTTTAGAACATGGAATATTTGAACAAACTCCTCATTCTCATTTAAAAGGAAGTGGTTGTCCTAAATGTAAAAAAATATCAAAAGGTGAAGAAAAGATTTTATATTTTTTAGAATCAAATAATATAAAATATAAATTTCAAAAAAAATTTAATAATTGTAAAAATCAAAATTATTTAATATTTGATTTTTATTTACCAGAATATAATATTTGTTTAGAATATGATGGTGAACAACATTTTAAACCTATAAAATATTGGGGTGGTGAAAAAAGTTATTTAGAAAGAATAGAAAATGATAAAATCAAAAATGATTTTTGTAAAAATAATGATATTAAATTAATAAGAATCAGATATGATGAAAACGTTGAAGAAATATTAGAATTAATTTTCATATAAATCATATAAAGAAAATAATCTTTTTTTTAATTTTAATCCTTGATTGTTTATCCATTTATTATAAAAATTACAATTCTTATCGGGTTTATAAATATATTCATCATCAGAATAGAAATCAATTTTATTAGAAAAATTATCTTTTAATATTTTAAAAAAAAGTTTAATTTTAGATTTATAAATTTTATCTAATTTGTTTTTATTTTCTTCAAAAATATAAAAAAACTTATTTAATTGGTTTTTATCAAAATTTTTAAAATTATCTTTACAATTAAAATTTATTAATTCTTCCGATATTCTATAAGATTCACTAGTTTTTACAATATAAATAAAATCATCTTTTTTTAAATTAATATTTGATTCTCTGATTATTTCTTTTATATAACCATTTATTTCTGATACTCTTGCATTTATTTCTTCATCATTAGATAAATAAATAAAATAAAAAAATTTATTTATTTCAAAATTATTTAATTTTGAAAATATTCCTTTTGATTTTATATAATTTAGATTTTTAATCATTTTTTCTTTACCCATTAAAGTAAGTCTTAGAGCATGATTTAATTCATGATTTAAAGTATAGAATAACTTCACATATTTTAACAAAAAATAATAAAAAATAGATAAAAATGAGTCTTTGATCTTTTTTTATTTATATATATTATATGTTAAAGGCAATTAAAATAAGGTTATATCCAGATCAAGAACAAATTATTTATTTAAATAAATTATTTGGAACATCAAGGTTTGTTTATAATCAATGCCTTAATTATAAAATAAATCAATATAAAGAACATAAAAAATCAGTAAGTT